TTCTCGACTGACCACCCCGGCCGGGCGGAAGGATGGCACCCGAAGATCGGCAAACAGACCGACCCGGTTTTTATCATCGTGGACGAAGCCAAAACCGTGCCGAACCGGATCTTCGAGGCCTTCGACCGATGCACGAGGGTGTTTCAACTTTGGGTTTCCTCCCCAGGTGCTGCGGCAGGCGAGTTCTACGAGAGCTTTCATGCGAACCGAAAATTCTATTGGACCCGGCAAGTCCCGTCGACCGAGTGCCCGCACATCGACCCGGCCAAGCGACAGCGTGACCTTGAAAAGCACGGGCCGAACTCCGCCTTGTTTCGCTCCATGCACCTTGCCGAGTTCACCGAGGACGAAGAGCGCCTCGTGTTGACCTCTGCCAACCTCCGGGCCGCCATCGAGGCGCAACCAGCACCGGACCGGACCGGGGAACGGGTGGCCTTCTTCGACTTCGCCGCCGGGAGGGACGAGAACGTATTCTACGCCCGAACTGGCAACGTGGTCGAGCTTGTGGACGCATGGACGGAGACTGACACCGTGCAGGCCGTGCGGAAATTCATCCGCCTTGCCAACGAGCAGGGACTCTCACCGGGGCAGTGCTGGGGGGACGCTGACGGGCTCGGAAAGCCGATGGTCGACCAGTTCTCCGACGCTGGCTTCCGGATCAACGCCTTCCGGGGAGGGCTCGCCCCGCAGGACTCGGAGAATTTCTCGAATCTCATCTCGGAAGTGTGGATCCAAGGCGCGCGGAAAATCGAGCGGGGCAAGGTTCACTTCGCCACCGATGGTGCCGGCGGGATTGACCCGGTGACGTTCAAGCAGATCACGACTCGCTTCGTCGAGTGGGACACAAGGGGCAAGCTCAGGATCGAGCCCAAGGAGAAGATGGCGCAAAGGGGGTTGAAATCCCCTGACAGGGCAGACGCCGCCCTCGGGGCCATCATGTGCGGGGCTCACCTATCGGGAGCAGTGACAGCCGAGACGGTCGACAGCGCAGCCTCTGGAGCGTCCGCCTTCGCAACCCAGCATGTCACAGGATTCTAGCGGGGACCACTCCCGAAGGTTGGAATTGCCGCCCGCAGCCGCTTGATTCGCCCCAATGGCAGCGGCGCAGCACAGCATCATCTTCGTTCCCGGCGAGGACTTTGGTTTCACCCTGACCATCAAGGACGCCGGGGGAACCATCGAAGACCTGGCCGGAAACACTTTCGCTGCCGAGATCCGCCGGGCTTCGGGTGACGAGCTTATGGCGAGCTTCACTTGTGCCGTTGTCGGGGACGGCTCGACCGGGCAAGTGTCCTGCACGCTGCCCGACACCGAGACAATCAAGCTGAACCCCGGCACGACATACAAGTGGGATCTTTTCCGCATCGAAGCCGGAATCAAGACCCTGCTCATCTACGGCAACGTCATCACTTCCGGACGCATTACCGAAATTTGACCATGGCAACCAACACGCAAACACCCCGGCACAAGCTCACGATCATCGAAGGTGACCTCATCCTTGAGCTGGCTTCCGTCATCACGCAGACAGGGGGAGGGGGAGACATGGAATCGGCCACCTACGACCCGCAGGGGATCGAGGGCGATGCCTTTGACATGGCGAACATGACCGAGGCCGCCGACGCCAAGGTGATGACCGCTGCCGAGAGGTCTGCTATCACCGCTCTCGGGACCGCCTCGACGAGGGAGGCTGACCAAGACCTGCGGACGACCGACAACGTGGAATTTGCGGAGGTGACCGCCGATACCGTCAATCTCCACACTGCCGCCTTCGACACCGCCAACGGAGGCCCGACCGCTCTCGGGGAGGTGGCATGGGATAGCACGGACGGGACGCTTGATCTCATGGCAGAAGGCGGTGTGAAAGTCGCTTTGGGTGAGGATGGATTGATCCGGGTTCGGAACACAAGTGGCTCGACCATCCCGAAAGGTGCGCCGCTGGTCTATCTCGGGACGAACGGAGCTTCTACCCGGCTCAATGTCGGACCGTGGATTGGATCGAACGTGGCGGACGTCAGAATTTTCCTTGGCTTCGCTGCCGGGGAGATGGCTAGCAACGCGGACGGATACGCAACCTGGTTTGGCAAAATCAAAGGAATCACGACCGACGGAGGTGCGGAGAACTGGGACTACGGCGACATCTTGTATTGCGTGCCGGGTGTGTCCTCGACGCTTACCAACATTAAGCCGACCTCGGGCGACTATGTGACCGCTGCGGTTGTTATCAATGCAGGGAGTGGGACCAGCGGGAGCTTGTTTGTCAGGCCGACTTTTGAGACCGCATCGAGCGGGGCGGATCAATCACTGAACACGACCGACAGCCCGACCTTCCAGTCTCTCACTCTCAACAACGGGCTTAGTTCGTCCGAATTGCTAGTGTATGGCTCTGACGATGGCGCAGGAAATTTCACCCGCACGTCCTTCACTCATTCCGCAGGGGGCGACCTAACCATTGCCACCGAGGCCGGAGGAAGCGGGGCGGCGGGGGATATTATTTTAACACCGACAAGCGGAAGCAATGTTGGTATTGGGACAACCTCTCCAACTGCTAAAATTCATGTCGAAGATTTGTCGCTCAATGGCTCCGCTGGCGCATCCGGAATTGAAGCAAAATTTGAAACAACTTCAACCGGGGTCACCAATGTTTCTGGGTTAAGACTTTCCGTCGAACAAAAAGCAACTAGTGGTTTTCAAGCCAACTTCAACGGACTAGTTTCCCAAACGATTCTTGATTCATCAAATGTAACCACGAGCAATACAATTGGCTTAAAAGGCTCAACGTACATTAAAAAACCATTAAACGGGACAGGAGATAACTTTTACGGATTAGTCGGGGATTTTATTAATGGGCATTTCCCAATTTTAGATTCAGCGACGATTGCTGCGGTAGCTTCGACAATGACGTTTGATTTTAATCCGACATCAACAAATGCTAACACGAAGATCACAGGATTCTTTTCGTCGTTTCGCAATGTCCGAGCGGGTCAATTACCAATGTATTCGGGATTCTATTTTGAGAATCCGGATGGTGTAACAACTGGGTCAATCACTGATGTCTACGGTCTGTATCTTGAAGAACCAACAATCGGAACTTCCAGAAACTTCGGAGTTTACGCTGTGGGTGGCGATAACTATTTTGGCGGCAATGTCGGAATCGGGACAACAACACCTGCCCGCAAGCTCCATGTGTCGGACGCGATGAGACTGGAGCCGACGACCGCGCCCGCATCACCTGCCGCTGGTGATCTTTATTTTGATTCCTCGACAAACAAGCTTAGGTGCTACGATGGCACCGCCTGGAATGACCTCTTTTAGATATTGATATTATGCCAATACCCGCACCCGAACCAATCACGACCGACCCTGTTGAGGCTAAGACCTACCCGCACAGTTGGATTGCCAGCCTATCAGTCAATGTCCCATCGACCTCGAAAGGATCGCTGGCGATTAATCTCCTCCCGTGCGATGCCACGACCGGAGACATCGCGGATGGGAAACTTGTTGAGAGATTGCAAACCGGAGAGTTCTGGCAAATGATGGCCGAAGTCCCCGAAGCTGCCGCCGCCATGCATGCCGTCTTTGATGCCGTGCCAGCGATTCGTGCTTGGATTAAAACCAAAACCGAAAACCAAAACTCATGAACGCTCTAACATCATACATCCGCCACATTATCGTCACCGGGACGCTCGTCCTCTTTGACAAGCTACACCTTCCGGTCGACGGAGCAAAAGACGCTGCCGACGTCATCGCCCTTGCCATCGTCGGCACGCTCTCTTGGTGGTTTGTCAAATACGTTGCTCCCAAGATCAAGACGGCCAACATCCCGCTGTTTCTCCTTGGGCTGTTTTGGGCCGGGCTCGCCGTCTTCGGGCTGACCTCGTGCGGGGCGTCATTCTCAATCGCCGCGCCGCTTCCCGAAAAGCTCGGGGGAGGAACTGGAACCATCACCATCATCCCGGCAAAGTGAAGATCCTGATTGATCCAGGGCACGGCGGGGGGGACTCCGGCGCAGTCTCTGCGGATGGGCAGACGATGGAAAAAGACATCGTTTTGACCGTCTCAAGGCGCGTTGCCGAGCTTCTTCGACCTCATGGGGAAATCCACATGACCCGCGAAGACGACACCTTCGTCACGCTCTCAGGCCGCGCACGGAAGGCCAACAACCTCGGGGCTGACCTCCTTTCAATCCACTGTAACGCCGGGGGAGGAAGGGGGATCGAGGCTTTCACTTCGCCGGGCCAGACTGCCAGCGACCCGTGGGCGACTGCCATCCTCGACGAGCTTGAAACATGCTTCCCCGGTCGACCAATTCGCAAGGACTTGTCGGACGGTGACCCTGACAAGGAGGAACGCTTTACCGTGCTGACCAAGACCCGCAACAGCGCCGTCCTCGTCGAGCTGGGCTTTATCGACACCGAGCAGGGGCGCTTCTTCCTCACCGCACCGACCAACCAAGAGTGGATGGCGCAGGCCATTGCAAAGGCTACCCTGGGGCACTACGGGATCACCACCGGACAGCCTGCCCGGCGAGCCCTGACATTGGAAGAACGGGTGGCGAAGCTCGAAGCCAAGCTCGAATCCCTGACCGAAAGAATTTCATGAGTGACCAAATTCTCTACACCCTCGGGAGCGGTCTTGTCGGGGCCATTGCCATCCTTTGGCGCGTGGTCATCAAACGGGCCAACGATTGCGAGCGCAAGCACGAGAAGACATCGAGCGACCTTCTCAACGTCACAAAAGAGGTCGGTGAGCTAAAAGGCAAAATCTCTATCGCAGAAAGCCTTTCCCCGAAGCTCGACAAGATCCACGACGAAATCCGCAACCACATCACCAAATGAAACCAATCGGAACCGCTCTTCCTCCTCGCCGCGACCAACTCGTGCAGGCCCGTGATGTCACCACCCCGCAGCTGACGGAAGCCATCATCGCCCCGAAGGCACAAGACCGCCTCCTTGAGCTCATCGAGCGGGAACAGCTACCGGGGGACGTCCGCGACACTCTGGCCGGCGCTTTGAGTGGTGACCTTCGACGGCAGCAACTTCTCTTTCAGGCCATGCTCGACACTTGGCCACGTCTGCAAAAGAACCTGAAGGAGGTCATGCGCGAGGTCAAAAAGGCACCTTGGCAATTCCAGTCCTTCTCGGCTCGGGGCGAAGAGCCGACCGACACCGCCAACGACAAAACGGACTTCGCCGAGGATGCGTTTTGGGGCATGGCGCCCCGCCGGGCTTATGGCGAACTGGGAGCTTCCGGTCTGATCGAAGCTCTCGGCTTCGGTTACTTCGCCGGGCACCATGTCGTGGAGATCCGCTGGCAACGCACAGACAAGGGGCTGACCCCTCGGGCCGCAAAAAACGTCTCCCCTCGGTTCTATGGCTACCCGGCCAGCGACGAGGAGGAGGATCGGCTCATGTTTGACCCGGACGGGGGATTCCTTGGCTACCACTACGAGGATTTCCCGCCTCACCGATTTCTCCTCGCCATCAACACCGGGCACCCCGGTCATCCGTCAATCGCTGCCCCTCTCCGCGCCCTCACAGGCTACTGGCTCGCCGCGACCTTCGGGCTCAAGTGGTTGCTTCAATTCGCGCAGCTCTACGGTGTGCCATTCCGCTGGGCCACCTACGCCGACGAGACATCGAGGGCCAAGGTTTGCAACATGCTTGAGACAATCGGCTCGGCAGGCTGGGGAGCGTTTCCCGCTGGGACCAAGGTCGACTTCATCGACGCGAGCAAATCCGCCAAGGATGTCCCGCAGCGCGACCTCGTCGACCTGGCCGACAAGCAATGCGATATTTTCATCCTCGGGCAGACGCTCACCAGTGACGTGTCAGACTCCGGCAGCCGTGCCCTCGGGGATGTTCACCAGGATGTCCGCTCTGGCGTCATCGCTGGCGTGGCCGACTTCGTGGCCGACGTCATCAACGAACAGCTCATGCCGTCAATCATCGGGCTCAACTACGGCAACCGGGAAGAGCTGCCCACCATCGCCGCCGTCTTTGAGCAGGCCAAGGATGAGGCCGTGATGGCCGAGCGTGACCGGGTTCTTTTCGGACAAATGGGGCTTCCCGTCGAGAAGGGCTGGCTCTACGAGCGCCACGGCGTCCCGCAGCCTGACGGGGACTCCGAAGACATCTTCCAGCCGTCGCCGAATGGTGCACAAGGAGAGCTTGTGACCTCCGGAGAGCAACCGGAGCATGAAACAAAGGGGCGGTTGGAAGCTGCCGACAATCCCGGCGAGATGATGAGCACGATTGACCGACTCAGTGCGAACGTGCTGCAAGATTTGACCGGAGTGACGAAAGAATGGCTCGCCCCGGTCCGCCCCTACTTCGAACGGCTGGTCGCGCTGGCCATGTCGAAGAACGTGACCGACGAGGACTTCGCGGAGGCTCTGCTAAAGGCACAGAAAGAGCTGCCGGAGCTTTTCGACCGTCTCAACACCGAAGCTCTCGAAGAGTCACTTGGCCGCGCCATCGGGACGGCGATGCTCGTCGGAAGTGTGGAAAGGTACGAGTGATGCTCAAGGTTGAAGTCAAGGTCGACGACACGGCCAGTAAGTCCCTTCGCCGATTGCTTTCTGCATTGGATGGCGAGGGAATGGAATTGCTTAATGAGGCAGGGGGACGGGCTGCAAATACGGCAGCGATTGAATATCACGAGGATTACAACGACGCCAAACTCTGGCGCGGGAAACGATACATGACCGGACCCGCTAAAAAGCCCGGCGACTTCGGGCAGAACGTCGCTTTAGGGTGGAACTTTCGCACCGCAAACAAAGCGGGCGCGACTATCTCCAACGGTGCGCCTTATTATCGCTTTAAGGTGACTGGTGGCACGATCACACCAAAGCGAGCAAAAGCCCTCACAATCCCGCTGGTGCCCGGAGCAGCAGGACGGCGAGCCAAGGATTACGAATCAGCCACCGGAAACAGGCTTTTCAAGGTCAAGGGAAAGAAAGCCTTGTTTGAAAAGAATGGTGAGGGAGTGCGGCCAGTTTACGCATTGGTCGCCCGAGTCACGCAAGCCCCCTGGCCGAATGCGCTGCCAGAAACCGAAGACCTCGCCCTTGCCTTCGAGGATGCTTGGCTTGGCGGGCTGGAAGACCTACTGGAGGAAGTATGATCGAAGAACCTTTACCATTCGAGCAAGCAATCAAGTTCATCCTTGAGAAAGACGCTGTTCCAGAGAACGAATGGAGTGCCTTTGAATGGCGGGACAAAGCAAGGGAGGTCAGCTTGCGAGCATTCTTTTCTGCCAACGTCGAGAATGCCCGATTTCTTGACCGGGCGCAGGCCTTCCTCTTCGACACAATGGTCGACACTATCGAAGAAGTGGAAGATCCAGACGGGAACAAGAGCCTTGCTCTTCGCGGTGGTGACCGGGCAACATTTGTTCGCCGGATGCGTGAATTTATGATCCGCGAGGGCATGGTCAGCGGGGAAGAGGAGTTCTTCGAGGTCAACCAACGAGACGTGCGCGACATTCGTTCAGAAAGGCGACTCCGCCTCATCTACGACACCAACATGAGACAAGCCTACGGCTTCGGGCAGTGGAAGCAGGGGCAGAAAGAAAGCATCCTTCGCCGCTTCCCTGCTCAAAGGCTCGTGCGTGACCGGAGAGTTATGGAACCACGACCCCGGCACGCCGAGAGCGAAGGGGAAGTGCGTTTAAAGAGTGACGAGGCATATTGGGCGAACTACCAGAACGCCGAAGAGATCGGAGGCTTTGAGGTGCCGTGGCCACCGTTTGGTTTCCGCTCCGGAATGGGAGTGCGTGACGTCTCCCGAGAGGAAGCGCAAAAGCTCGGATTGAATGTCGACGTCGTAAAGCCTGACAAGGAAAAACAACTCAATACTGGGCTTGCCGCAAGCATCGAGAAGATGGAGCCAGCGATCAAAGATAAACTTGTCGATGAGATCAAGACGAGGCGTGACGAAATCAGAGAGCAACGGCTGAGGATTCGGCAAGACCGAAAGAAGCTCATGCTTGAAAGAGCCAAGAGCCAGCAAGCGGGGTGACCACCGGGGACCAATCGAAGGGCTGGCGAGCGCATGAGAGAACGCGCAGAGTCCCGTCATGCTCGTCACCGCTATTGACTCAGCACCCACCCAAGGCGACACCGCCGCAATCGTTTACATCCCGGAGGGAGTCCACACCATCCGCCCGACGGTCGACGGCAAACCACAGACCATCACGGTAAAGATGGAAGAAAGCCGGGGCGAGGAAATCGCTTCGTCTTTTCAGGCTCAGCTTGAGAAGATCCAAGCAGGGAATGTCCGTCCCTTCCTTGATTTCGACCACGCAGAAGGCCCGGCTTCGGGACTTCCAAAACGGTTTTTCTACGAGGCAGGCCGGGGGCTGATGCTTGAGGTCGAGTGGACCGGGAAAGGCCGCCAAGCCATCGAGGGCAAAGACTACTCCTACTTCTCGCCGACCTTCTTCAAAGCCGAAGACGACAGCCCAGCAGGCATCCCTGAGCGGGGACCATTGGGGAGTCTTGTCAACTCTCCCGCCTTTCGTGAAATTCCGCGCATCGCCGCATCTGAGGCGAGCAATCCAATCAAAACCACTCCCATGTCAAACCTGATCCTTGCCGCTCTCAACATCAACGCGGCTGACGCCGACGCCGAAAAATCCGCTCTCGCCAAGATCGACGCGATGAAGAAACAAAAGATGGACCTCGAAGAGAAAATCAAGTCCATGCAGGGCGAATACGACGAAATGAAGAAAAAGGCCGAAGCTGCCGAAGCTCATGTCGCCGCTTCCAACAAGTCCCGCGCCGAGTCCCTCGTGAAAGCCGCTGTCGCCGACGGTCGGATTGCTCCGAAGGACGAGGAGAAGCAAGCCAAGTTCATCGAGCGCATCGAGTCCGGCGACACCTTCGCCGAGGAAGTCCTTGCCGACCTTCCCAGGGCTCACGAAGACCTTGAGCGCCCGCTCGTCACCGCTGGCGAGGAGAAGACTGGCACCACTTCGGGCCGCATCGCTGCCGCCCAAGCCAAAGCCCGCGCCGAGCTTGGAGACTCTGCCGACTTTCAAGCCGTGTGGTCACGCGCCACCGAGATCGACCCCGTTGCTTTCGACTAATCCCACCACCTAAAACCCAACCACTGAACATACCATGGCCCTTGCCACCGAACATCCAATCATCCCCCTGACCAACGGGGGCGCAGACATCACTCAGGGGAAAGTCGTTAAGCTCTCCTCGGGCGCAACCATCGCAACCACCGCAGTGACCGACACCGCTTTCGGAGTCGTGACCGAAGACGCCGAAGCTGGCGAGCAAGTTTCCGTCGTTCCCGCAGGCTGCGGGGCGATCGTTTACGTTGAAGCCGCCGCTTCCGGAATTGCCGTGGGCGACTCCCTCGCTCCTGCCGCATCTGGCCGGGCTGCCAAGACCACGACTGCCGGGCACAAGAGCTTTGGCACCGCGCTCGAAGCCTCGACTGCTGCCGGGGAGCTCATCAAGTGCGTGCTCGCTCCGTCTCATCGAATCATGCCGTAACCCGCCACCCACCCACCGAATCCTGACTACTTAAAATCATGGCTACTCCCGCAAACATTTCCACTCTGAACCAGTTCGCTAAGGGACTGTTTCAGACGACTTCCAACCCGCTCGCAGACTTCCTCGCTCCCGTTGTTTCTACCGGGGCCGCTGACTTCACCGTGATCGACTACGCCAAGCGCAGCGCCTTCCAAGTGCCGAGCGCAAAGCGTGCCATCGGAGGCGACAGCACCGCCGTTGTCACTGATGGCGAGCGTGTCTCAATCAACTTGCAGCCCTACGGCTTGCACGACATGATCGACAAGCACGAGCTTGACCGCGCCACGACTGGCGAGGGCTCACGCCTTCTCCGTGAGGCCCGCGTGCAAAACCTCGTCTCTCAGGCTGGGAACTCCCGCCTTTCCGAAACGCTTTCTGTCCTTCGGGCTGGCGTTTCGGCTACCGCTCAGGTGTGGGGATCGAGTGACGACCCGGTTGACGACATCGACGCCGAAATTGAGAACATCTCGAACGCCACCGGGCTGATGGCAAACCGCATCGTGTTTTCCTTGGCCGCATGGCGCATTTTCAAGAACGCCGCCGCAGTGAAGGCCCGGATCACCTCCGGCAATACCAAGACCAAGACTGCCGCCGTCATGCTCGACGACGTGGGATCGCTCTTCCTCAATCCTTCGCTCGAGGTGATGGTCGGCACTCCGGTCTTCGACGCCAAGCTCAACGCCACCGAGAGCAAGGCGAACGCTTTGACCGACACCAACCCGGAAGTGTGGATTTACAACGTGTCGGCCAACTCCAACACCTTCGACCCCGGAGCGTTCAAAACCTTCCGCGTGCGTGCCAACCCCATCGACGGCGTACGCATCAGTCAGAAGGACTACGGCGAGAAGGTCATGGTTGACTGGACCGAGAGTGCCTATGTCAACAACGCAGCCGCCGCAGCCCGCTTGACTGTCACCACGAGCTAAAACTCACCCACCACCAAAGCAGCCCCCTTCCCTTCTTTTGTTGTTTCTTGGGGGAGGGGGCCGTTTTTTACGGGGACCACCCGACTTTATCGCCCAACCATCAAAAGCCAGTCAATCTGCCAGCGTGTCTTGGATTACCATCACAGTGGATCATGTCCGCGCCCGCCTTGCTGAGGAGGAGCTTTTGGCAATCGAGGCCACCGGGGGAGGCACAGGAGATCGCCTCACGCCGATTCTGGACCAAGTCACCGCGCTCGTGCGGTCAAAAGTCGCCGGGTGTCACAAAAACGATCTGGGGCCGTCTGGGACCATCCCTGACGAGTGCCTGCACGCTGCCGCCACCATCGCTAAGCACGATGTGCGCGGATCTCTCCCGTCGACCGGGAGCGCAGACGAAGGAGACATCCGCAGGGAGGAGTATCGGAGCGCGATGGATTTTCTCAATGACGTTGCCACCTGCAAGATCGGGATTGAAAACATCTCCGGCGACATCGGAGGCCGTTCTTCCGGGTGCTACGGGGGCGACCCAAAATATCAATTCTGAGATGAGCGCCTTCCTTGACAAAGCCGACGAGATCGCAGACCGATTGCGGTCCGTGACCCAATTGGAGTCCGTCGAGATCATCGTCGACCGCCAGAAGGACATCGCCGCGGAATTTACAAAGGCGATGGGCAAGGTGAAGGGCGGGGTGATCATCATCTTCTTTGAAGGCTTCCAACCGGACTCCGGAGAGTATCCTCAGAGCGACGATACGCTCATCTCCAGCTTCTCGGTGACTATCTGGACCAAGCCCATCCTGCGCCGTGGGCAACCGCCTGCCGACGATCTCGTTGAAGCCGTCCACACCTCACTCCACGGCTGGAAGCAGGACGAATGCCGCCTCCGGTCAGTCGTGAAGCAAGGCCGCATCATCAACGACCCGAGATATCTAATCCATGAACTCCAAGTCGAAATCAAACATCTCCTATAATTCATGAGCACTGCCAAAAAGAAAGCCGCCAAAAAGACTGCGACCTCAAAGTCGGAAGCGAAACTTATCTGCACCGTCACCGCTTCGCAAGCCGAGGTCGGCTCGATGATCTTCGCCAAGGGGAAGCGCTTCAACGTTTCCGAGTCCAAAGCCAAGGCGCTCGAGAAGCTCGGCAAGGTCCGTATCGACGGCGTGGCTTAATCACTCTTTCCCAACCTCCAACCACCAGAACCCATGCCTCAATTCAACCTGCAAAAGACCATGCTCGGTGCCTCGCTCTTCTTCATCGAGAAGGGGGTGACCGTGGACGATGACCCTGCCGTCACCGTCGATATCGATGCCAAGCCGACCACTGATCCGACCACCAACTGGCGCTCCCTGGGATGCGCCAATGACCTGACTCCATACCGCGTCACCGAAGACGACACGCCCTTCAAGTGCTTCGATGGGAACCGCTTCCGCCAGAAGACCACACAGGTGGTTCTGGAAGACGGTTGGGAGTTCACTCTCGAAAGCCACTGCGAGCCCATCTATCGCCTTATGCTTGGTCTGAGTGCTGAGGTGGTCGACGACACTCCGGTCATTCCATACGCCGAGAACATCCGCGAGATCTACGGCTGGCTCAAGTTCCAGGCCCGCAACGTGAACCAGAAGGCAGACACCTGGATCATGGATCTCTGGGGCAAGCTCGAGATGCTCGAAGTGCCGAACTACAACGACAAGTCGGTCTTTCCCCGGATGCGCTTCACCTCTGAAACCAGCGGCTTGAACGTCATTCAGCTGACCAACGTCGCCAACATTCCCGACGCGTAATGCCCTTCGTTCGAGTCACCGCCAACTACGGGGCAGACCTCGGAGCTGAGGGAATCTATTCCGAATCGGGAGGGATCTTCTCAAAGGGCCCTTATCGCTTTGTGTGGGATGGGCTGGATACGTGGAGTTTCGAGCTCAACGAGGTCCAGTTCGCCATTGATGACGGGAGCGGGGACAGTTCCTCTCCTGCGACCTCCACTTGGACCGGATACCTGGTCGAAGTGATAGAGGGTCCCGGCGAGATCCCAACGACCGGAGCAGGGAGCCCAACCAGCCCGGGTCAACTTCCTCCCTCGGACGGCGGGGGACAGGTGGTGACTTCACCAGGCTCAATCGATCCGCAGGATGCTGGTACGCCTCCAAGTTCACCGGGTAACGTCAATCCGGTCTCCCCGAGTGCGCCAACCCCTCCGGAAAACTTTGTCGGCACCTTTGCCCAAACCCTCACCGAAGCTCAGCAGAGGCAATCGCGGAGGAACATGGTTGCGAGAAAGGCTGGCAACGGCCTCTTTCTCGATTTTGACCGGGCAGACCTCTATCCGGATGCAACCGAGTTCTCCTATGGTTCGGTCAACTGGAACGACGGGGTGACACCTCTGCGGGTCAGCATTGATCCCGAAGATGGTGGGGTCGCTGCGGACTATCAACCCTACATCGAGAACGGAGGAGTTCGGCCTGCTGACCGTTCGGTTGTCTACCTCGGCGGGAACGTGGAAAAGGAAGGCGAGGTCTTCTCGATGGGGTGTGACTTCACCCTTAATGAAGGCTTTCCGGCCTCGGTTCAGTCGATCTGTCTGAACGTCACCTTCCGAAACACCCGCTTGCAGGATGAGAGCGGGATCTACCCGGTCGGCTCTGCTCACTTCAACCTCGGATACCTTGGGGTCAATCAAGCGAGCATCTTCTCTACCAGTGGAGACCTCACCGCCGCCAATCGCACCAAGGTCGGCAGTGCTGATCTTTGGGATGAAAACGGAGAGATCCGCCTTGAATCGGGGAAGCGATACACCCTTCTGCTTCGTGCCTGGGACGACATCGTGGAACTGACCATCAAGAATATCGGGACGATCGTTTATCAGAATGCAGGCTTTGCGGCTCTCCACGGCCCAGACATGCACTTCTGGGTCGAGCCATTCCCGGCGACCTCGAAATCAGGGAGCCAACTGACTCACTATTGCACCGTGCATCGTGTCTGGGCGATGGACGAAGCCCGGGACTCGCTGCCAGCCAAGCAGAACCGAATCCTCAAGATGAAGCAGGACGTCTTCAACGTCAACGGCTTCCCCGCAAGCCTCGGCAGCACAGACATCTTTGACATCATTGTAAGCCCTGACGGCTCCACAGCCTTCCCTTCTTCGGCCAAAGAGTATTTCTGGGGAGGAAATTTCTATTTGGACGGCGGATTTTTGGCGATGAACGTTGGGATCAACAATGTCGCGGGGACTGTCGTTGCCTTCGTTGCTCCTACCATTCCTTCGGGTATCACAGATCGGCTCTCATCCACTGCAGGTGCTCAGACCACCCTTTACACCGCAGAAATGCTGAACTGGCTCAATGGTTCGGAGAGTGAGACTCACATCTTCTATGGTGAGCTCGTCGGAACCGATGCCAAGCAGATCGTGGTTGGCCTTTCGGTCTATGCTGGGGACATCGTTCTTGATTCAAACGCAGACGGGACTCCATTGGATGCGATCGAGGGGCCGTTCATGCTCACCGTCACCCGTTTCCACCATAATGCCCAAGCCTTCAGGTTCACTGCCCGCCTGGATCTTCCAGATGGCACCTTCATCTTGAAGCACCACTCATCTAACTCCGGTGCCGGTCGCGGAATCAACAATCTCGAGTTCCGAACGACCACCTTTGCCTCTGGGGGAGTTGTCCTCGACGGCTGCATTCACGACGTTCGCCG